CAAAGCACTGGGCCGCAATAGTTAAAATACAGGCGCCGGGGCCTGTACCGCAAGTTTCAAGGTCTATCATAATATCTGCCATGCTGCATTATAGCACAGACAAGTGATAGAATCAAATTGATTATTAACCGATCACTAGAGTTAAGGGCTGCGATCCATCTACATACAGGTACAGATCTGCAACACATCTATCCATCATGGCTTGGCCTTCTGATTTCATAGCTGTGCCGTTCAAGGTGCCGCCGCCTTGTGGACCAGCAATGGTTCCGAACTTTTCACGAGCTTCACCGATAATGTACTTGGCTGCACCCACCATGTGATCCCGCACCCATTGGCTGATCTGGAAGTCAGCTAACGTTGTGATTTCGGGTTTGAGATTATAGGTCCAAAGCAACACAACTTCGCCAGTGCCTTTGGGGTCACGTATTAACTGTAGTCGCTTGGTTACTGGATTCCAGGTGTAGTTGATATAACCACCAAACATTCGGGCTGCCAGTTCAACATACTGCTGATAGAAGTCATATGTGGCCAGGCCGCCCTGAGCGTTAAAGTTCATCAGGTACACATTCAGCGATGCTGCGCCAAACGGGTCAAAGCTGTTGGTGCCACCGCCAGTGCTTAGGCCGATGGTACGTCTAAAAATTTGCCGTACTTGCACAATTTCTTGCGGTAGGGTGTATTCATTAACGTCATTCAAGAGCTGCATAAAACTATAGCTCTCTTCGTAAGCATTCTGTGCCCGCTGTCGATACACACCTATGGTGCGTTGATATGCTGCTTCGTAGTGTGCAGGATCCAGCTCAATGTCAACAATCAGACTACCGAGCTGGAGTTGCACATATTCAATTAGCTGTTTTTTTAGCGGATCAAGAGTTTGGTTAGACATTAGGGGGATTCCATTCCCCCATATTTACCAAGTCTTGAGTATGATCAGATTCTCAGTGCCGCGGCCATTAAACGGAGTCTCTGTAGCCCGGATCTCTTTAAAGTACTTTCGAGATGCCGGCTTGCCGCCTGCGAGCAAGGCTTTGATCTGCTCAGCTGGTTTGCGCAGAGTCTTTTGTGTGGTCTCGCTTGTGCCAAAGCCAATAATGGAGTTGTTCTTGATAGTGAACGTACCAATATGCGGGTCTGCAACCACGTGAATCAGCTTGCGTTTTTTCTCGTCAAACAACCAGGCCTCACTGCGAGCCAGCAGCTTGGTGGGATGCTCGCTAACCAGTTTGAGATCAGGGAGTTCTTTCAAATACTTGAACTTGGCCACTTGCTTCTCAGGGCTTACTGCCTTGGCTGCTCGAGGTTTGCGCTCAACTTTCTTGATCTGTACATATGCATTACAGTCATTAATCACTGTCTCAGCAAACTTGATAAAGTTGCGCAGCTTGATCTTGCCCAAGTGAGCATATGCTTCAGTCAACTGTGCATCCTTGCCCGCAGCCGCTGCTTCAAATTCCTCCAGTCGGCGTTTCCAAATATCAGCAATGTAGCCGACCTTTTGTGGTGCTACATTCTTTCCCCGGATCAATGAGATTGGCTTGTAGTCCGCACTCATTTTAGCGCCTTCTGCCACAAAGTCATCAAACACACCTTCCAGCTCGCCGGCACATTCCACAACCTTTTCGTGTAGTCGGTCCTGTATGTTGGGCCGGGGCACAGCAATTTCAACTACTTCGTCCTGCTTGTGGTCTTTTGCTGTCAAGCAGTCGGCAATCAGCTCGTCTAATTTTTCTTGCTCTTGAGCAGTAAGCTCCAGGCCCATCATGGTCATGCGGCACAGCCAGCCCGTGGTCAAGCGGATTTGGTTATCGGGCGCGGTACGAATCTTGCGTCCTTCGGCCTTGCGTCCCTGTGATTCAAGGTACACAGCAATCATGTCCTTGGCTTCCTTCTTGCCGTAGAAATAATTGTACCAATTGAACGCGGCGCTCATTGAGCTAGTGCGGGTGTCTGTGGGTTGCGTTTTCCAAATTGGCTCTTCGCCCACATGTTTGGTATCTGGGCTGCGCGGATTCAGCTGCCTGGGCATAGCTACAACTTTCATAGGACTCCTTAACATTATCTAGTAATTATAGCATCAATTGAATTTATGGTCAACCGGCCCTATAATTGCGCCACCCGTCAAAATTGCCTTCCCTGCGACCTTTTTCTCTGTGACAGATTGGGCAAAGTTCTTGCAAATTTGTCAACAAGTTGTCATTAGGATCGCCGTTGATGTGATCAATCTCGGTCGAGACTTTCAATCCTTGCGCTTTAACACTTTCCCAATTAATAACGCAGGAAAATCCCAATTTGCCTTCTATATTAGAACATCGTCCAATCTTGAACGGTGTCACACCCGGGGCATGAGGCCATTTACCATAGCTGGCCGCTTGACAGTGACCGCAATGCACTCGCCACCCGCCAGGGTCACTAATAGTGCCACTAGTGACTATCACAGGTTTATTACAGCCATGATTGACACAGGTTGGTCGAAAGTTTGAGTTTGCTGCCATAGCTCGCTTTTATTTACTCTACACCAGTATTATACTATCAATCAAATTTATGGGCAACCAGCCCATAAATACTAAACTATGCCAAGACTGTCACTTTACCGCCCACAGAAAACCAACGATTACAAGTTTTTCGATCGTACAATTTCCGAGATGTACACTGTAGGTGGTGTTGACATTTACATCCACAAGTACCTGGGACCGCGGGCCGGCATAGGTGACTCGGCTGAATCTGGCAACTACGATGCTACCCAACCCGACTACACCACCGAGAACCCGCTGAACATTCAGGACTTGTTCTTGCTGGAGAATCGAGATCGGGCGTATGATCCCGATGTTTATCAACAGCGCGGTGTTTACCGCATACAAGATGTTGACTTTGATTTGACTCAGTTTGGATTGTTTTTGAACAACGATACCTTGTTCATCACGTTCCATTACAATGACATGATTGACACAATTGGTCGCAAGCTGATGTCCGGCGATGTGTTAGAAGTGCCAAATCTCAAAGATCCAGATCCGCTCAACGCAGCCATATCTCGGGCACTGCCCAAGTATTATGTTATCCAGGATGCCTCGTATGCCAGCGAAGGCTTTAGCCAAACTTGGTTACCGCACTTGTGGCGTGTCAAAGCAACACCACTAACCAATGCACAGGAGTATCAAGAGATTTTAAACAAGCCGCTGATAACTGAAAACATCTGGGACCCGGGTGCATTTTGGACCCAAGGAACTGTTGTTAATGACGGGAACCTGTATTATAAAGCTGCACAGGATGTGCCACCGGGTACCGCAATTTCAGACACTGCGTACTGGACTCCGATAGATCCACCTACCATCGCCGATGAAGCTGCTACCAGAAACAAAGATTTACAAATTAATGATGCACTGTTGGCTCAGGCCGAGATTGATGTTCCACTAAGTGGATACGATACAGTTAAGTTTTATATCTTCCCCACCAATCCGGATGGCACACCAGCTGACCCGGCCGGCGTCACTGTTGACAACGTCAATGCCACCGTTGACGGCATTTACCCTAACGCATCTGACGCGCCACAAACACCGTTAGCAGATGGCTATACCATGGGCTATTTGACCGGGGACGGCATTGCGCCCAATGGATTGCCAGTAACGCCGGGTATATCATTCCCGTCAGCACCGCAAAATGGTCAATATTGCTTGCGCTTAGATTACTATCCTAATCGATTGTTTAGATTCTCCGGGAAAGCCTGGATCAAGATTGAAGATTCGGTCAGGACTGATCTCACTAACGGTCCCAGCAACAAAACCCTGCGTTCAAGTTTTGTTAACAATACATACACTGTGGAAACTACAGACTTGGGCAACATACCAAGTCGTCAGAGTCTCAGTGAAATTCTCAAGCCCCGGGCCGACAACGGCGATGATGGCGGAGATAAGCCACCAAATCCAAGACCGCCAGGACGCTAAACTATGCAGCAATTTTTCTACTCTGACGCATAAATAAACGTATGCACATCTATAAAATATCAAACACTGTGAACAATAAAGTCTATATTGGGCAAACTGTTCAGGCAAATCCTAAAATGCGTTGGTATGCACATTTGGCCGATGCACGTCGTGGCAAAAAAAGCTACTTGTACGACAGCATTAGAAAGCACAGTAAAGAGGCTTTTACATGGGAGATTATTGATAGTAGTGCTACCTCTATTGATGAGTTAAATTCTAAAGAACAATACTGGCTTAATTATTATCGAAGCCAAGGTATTGTAGTGTATAACAATCGAGAAGCTGGAAATAATAAAACTCATAGTCCCGACAGCATAGAAAAAATGAAGGTTGCACAAAAACTACGCCACGATACAACTAACGTCGGTGGATGGAAAAGACAAGACGGTGGCGCAATGAAGGGCAAGTCTCACCCAAGAAAAGGTACTTCTGGGTTATGGACTATGCCAACTGAAGCAAAAGAAAAATTAAGTCGTATCCAACTTGAACGTAGTGGTACACGAGGCAAGACCTGGAAAACCATAGACGGTAAACGAGTATACATGGAGAAGATCTAATGAGTCAACAATTTTTTTATGACGCCCAAATTCGGCGTTTTATGCTGCAATTTGCTCGAATCTTTTCTAACTTCCAAGTTGAGTATGGCGGACAAAACCCCGAGACTGCTACCCTAGTGCGTGTGCCGGTGCGGTATGGTGATTCTAGTCGACAAGCTCAGACTATTATCCAAGAAAACTCGGCTAATTCGTTGCCGTCAACACCGCTGATCACTTTCTACATCACTGCATTGGACTATGATCGACCGCGCTTGCAAGAGCCGTACTTTGTGAACAAGATTGCTGTGCGGCAGCGCACATACGATCCAGAGTCAGAAACTTACGAAACCACACAGGGCAATGCGTTCACAATTGAACGCTTGATGCCGGTACCTTACAAGTTAACAATCAGTTGTGACATTTGGACATCAAATACTAATCAAAAGTTTCAGTTGTTTGAACAAATTGCAACTTTGTTTAATCCGGCACTGGAAATTCAAAGCACTGACAACTACATTGACTGGACCAGCCTGAGTGTATGTGAGCTTGATCGAGTAACCTGGACCAGTCGCTCGATTCCGCAAGGTACCGAGAATCCAATTGACATCATGACCATGCAGTTCTCTTTGCCCATTTGGATCTCAAGTCCGGCCAAGGTCAAGAAGCTGGGTGTAGTGGAAAAAATCATTGCGTCAGTGTTTGATGCGAAAGGCGATGCTGTTAATGCCATTACAAATAGCGATTTGCTGCTGGGCACTCGCCAGTTGTTGACTCCGTACGGGTATCAAGTTTTGTTAATTGGTAACAAGTTACAAGCACTAAAGCCCAGTGCAATTGTTAATCCTGATAACGCCAGCGTGGATCCGCCGCAGTCACCGCCCAGTAATGTGTTCTGGCAGGCTGTGGTCGGCATGTACGGCACACTGAGACCCGGTATCAGTCAAATCAGACTGGACAGTCAATGGGGCGATACCACAGAGATTGTTGGGCTTGTCAGTTATGATCCAACTGATGATAGATTTTTGTTGTTCGAAGTAGATGCCGAAACACTGCCTCAGAATACACTAGATCCAATCACAGCCATCATTGATCCTTTACTGAGCGCACCCGGAGCAGGACTGCCTGCTGCTGCTGCCGGTACCAGGTATTTGTTGCTGGACAGTATTGGTAGTTATTCAAATCCTGTTCCGGCAGCAGCCTGGGGCAACTTGGTTGCCGATGCCAACGACATTGTGGAATTTGATGGTTCGTTTTGGTCAGTTGCATTCAACTCACAACAGGGTG